GTACAACTACAAACACAAGAAGATGTAGATGATGAGTTTGAAGAATCAGCATACATCATTGATGAAACAAAAATAATAAAACAAGAAGACGGAGAGTATTGTGTTTATAACGAACAGGGTACAAGAAGTTTTGGTTGTTACCCTACAAGAAAATTAGCAGAGGCACGATTGGCTCAAATACACATGTTCGGTGAATCTCAATACGAAGAGGTAGATGTAAAAGAAGAAGTTGGTATGGATAAATTTACAACAATAGAAGAAGCACAAGATAGGGCAGAAGAACTAGGTTGTAATGGAACACATACACATGATGAAGACGGCAACCTAATTTATATGCCATGTTCTACTCATGCAGAATACGAAAGAAGATTAGCAGAACAAAATGGCGACTCTTAGTCAAATATCAGTAGGCGATACAGTTAGTTGGTCTATTGATAAAACACCAGACCCACCAAGCACTGTTCATGGTGTTATTACCTCAATTAATTCAGAAGAAGAAACTGCAAATATGCGTGTGTGGGCAATCATGGAAGACGGAACACATGAGATAACTGATAGAACAGTTACACAACCAGTTTCTAAATTAAGAATAATAAAAGATTTCAGAGAAGAAAAACAGTTATCTGCAAGAGTAGAAAAAACATTAAGAGGATATGTACAAGAACATAATGAAAAAGACCCTAAATATAGAGTAACAATAGGTATGTTAAGACAGGTATTTAGAAGAGGTGTTGGTGCATATAGAACAAACCCTGCGTCAGTAAGAGGTAATGTAAGAAGTGCAGATCAATGGGCATTTGCAAGATGTCGAGCCTTTTTAACTGCATTAAGAACTGGTAAATTTCCAAGAAGTCCATTCGATACTGATTTATTGCCAAGTAACCACCCAAACAGTAGCAAGAAAGAATATAAAGGGCCTTATGATGATTTAGACTTTACAATTCCACAGGGTGCAAAAGATGAGGCAAGAAAAGCACTTGAGTGGGTATCTGAATTTAACAGAGGTGGTACATCTGTTGGTAGAGGTACTGCAAGATATTTGATTAATAATTCAAAGGCAAGTCCAGATAAGGTAAGACAAATTGCAAGATATTTTCCAAGACATGAGATAGATAAAAGGGCTGAGGGTTACAGACCCGGTGAAGACGGTTACCCAAGTAATGGTCGTATTGCGTGGGCATTATGGGGTGGTAACGCAGGTCAATCATGGTCTAATAAATTGGTTAGAGGTATGAACGCAAGAGATGAGAAAGCAAATAGTGCATATGAGTTAATAATTAGAAAATCAAGATTAAAGCAAATAGATAAAGAAGAAAGATTAAAAAGGTTTGAAGATAAAGAAATAAAAGATATTATCTGGAAGAATTATGATCGATTGTTAAGTAACTGGGATATTACTTTAGGAATAGAATATTTCAAATTATTAAAAGACCAAGACAGATATATTAATGAATTTATAAAGACTAACAGTTTATTGATTACAGGTAATTTAACAATATTAAATAATCTTATAGATAACCAAACAAAAAGGTGGGCTGCAGACCTATATGATTTATATATTTCAATGACAACAGATTTTGGTTTCAACCAGATAGAAATATTGTTACCAGAAGAATTTAAGTTTACAGAGGCAGAACTAGAACAAATTGAAAGACAAAGAAGAAGAAAACCAAGAGCAGAGGTAGTTGCAGAAGGCTTTTATCCATTGAGAGGTAGAAGAGGTGTGCAAATACCTATTCAAGAATTTAGAAGAAACAGGCAGGCAATTGATTTTGTTGATAATAGATTAAACCAAGTCTTGCCTGGTCTTGCAGAAACAACAAAGACAAGATTAAACAGAGACCTTAGAAGATCATTAACTGAGGGTACAAATTTAGGTCTTAGAGGTAAAGATTTAGAAGATTATGTTGCAAATGGCATATCTGATTCATTAGGTAAAAAAAGATTAGGTAGAGCTAGTACAATAGCAAGAACAGAGGGTCTTGCATTATCACAATTTGGTCAAGATTTGGCAGTAAGTCAAACTGGTCTTACATTAGAAAAAGAGTGGGTATCACAAAGAGATGGTGTTGTTAGAGATTCACATAGGTTAGCAGACGGACAAAGAGTTCAAAAAAATGGATTTTTTAATGTAGGTGGCTATAATATGAAGTATCCAGCAGATAGTTCTGGTGGTGCGCCCGGCAAAGAAATAATCAATTGTCGGTGTAGTTTAATCTATCACGAGGTGTTATGAGTAAGAGTAAAGAATTTAAAAATATAAACCCGATACTTGACTTTGATGTTGAGGGAAAAGTAGAAGCAGTTTTTTCTGTATTTAATACAGTTGATTCCGACGGCGATGTTGTGTTACCAGATTCAATCAAAAGTGGATTTGGCGAAAAAGGTGTTGCAATGGTTTGGGGTCATGATTGGAAAGATGTTATTGGTAGAGGTGAAATAGTAACCGATAACGATAAAGCAGTATTTAAAGGTGAATTTATTATGGACACTGAAAGAGGCCGAGAGGCATATAATACTGTAAAAGCAATGGGTGATTTACAACAATGGTCTTTTGGCTATGAGGTAGTAGATTCAGAAAAAGGTGCATTTCAAAAAGACGGATTTGAAACACAAGATGTTAGATATTTAAAAGAATTAAGAGTATGGGAAGTTTCACCAGTTCTTGTAGGTGCTAATCAAGAAACATATACATTAGCAGTAAAAGAAGATCAAGAGACTGAAAAAGAAACCAAAGATACTGGTAAAAGATTTACTGAAGAAGTAGAAGAGGCCCTAAGTGCCTTAGTTTCAGTAACACAAAGGGCAAAGGAGCTAACTGCCTTACGCCTACAAAAAGAAAAAAAGCTATCAGAACAAGCCTATAAGGCACTTTCTTCATTAGCAGATGAAATACAAGACATCTATAACGATATAGATACAATGTTAGAAACTGCGAACCCTCAGCAAAATATTGATGAGGACAATGAAGTAGAGGTTACTGATACTATCGCAGAGACAATACGATTATTGACTGAAACAGTCGATATATAAGAAAGAAGTAGATATGTCAGATATTAAAAATATGGAACAAGAACTTCTTGAACTTAGAGAAAATACATTAAAAGAGTTTACTGATGTTGATCCAAAAAACATGGACGCACAAAAGCTCGAAGAATGGACCAATCGTAATGAAAGAATGTCTGAATTAGTTGAAGACATCAAAGTTGCCAAAAAATTCCAAAGTGAAAAAGAGGCAATGGAAAAAGGCGTTGAAGAAAGCCAAAAGGTAGAATCAAAAGGCATTCACACAGAAGCCCCAGAAGCTCCTAAAGGTTTAGGCGATTCTTTATTGGAATCAAAAGCTTACAACGCGTTCATGAACGAGGGACAAAAAGGTATAGCCTCAGAGTTAAAGTTCGATCCAAGATATGAGTTTAAAACAACTCTTACAGAAACTGGATATCCACCTGCAGTAACACGATCAGATTTGATTGTGCCTTCTGCACAAAGAGATCCACAAAATGTTCTTGATTTAATTGATACAATCACAACTGATTCTTACCAATACAAGTACTTAGAAGAAACCACATTTACAAATAATGCAGCAGCAACTGCTGAAGGTTCTGCTCTTGGTGAGAGTGCATTAGCATTCACAGAGAGAACAGAAGACATTAAGAAAATTGGTGGATTCTTACCTGTAACAGAAGAATTGCTTGCAGATGTAGCAACTGTACAAGGATATATTGATTCAAGACTAAGAACAATGGTTAATTTAACACTTACCGACCAAATAATGGCAGGTAGTGGTTCAGGTGCAAACCTTACCGGTATTCTTAATAAATCTGGAATCAACACATTTGACTTCTCTAGTTTCTCTGGAAACTTAAAGAGAATCGGACAAATTTATGAAGCTATCACAGAAATACAAAAAGATAGTTTCTTACAACCGGACGCAATCATCATGCACCCAAGTGATTGGTACCAAGTTGTAACAGAAGTTAATGCAGTAACAACAAGTGGTTCATTGAATCCATTATTTGTTGGTGCAGGTCAATTCGGTAATGGCGTAGTTCAATCATTATGGGGACTACCAGTTATTGCTGACACAACAAGACCAGCAGGTACTGCTGTTGTTGGTGTATTCGGCGGAGGACAAGCTATACACTTAGTCGCAAGACAAGGTATGGAAGTTGCAATGTCAGATTCACACGACGCAAACTTTACAAAAGATATTATGGTTATGAAAGCCAAAGTAAGAGTAGGTCTTCCGATCTATCGTGCAACAGCTTTCTGTTCCATTACAAATATCTAATAAATATGGTTTTATCGCACTCGTCTTTCGAGTCGGGTGCGATAGATCAAAGAAAGGCAAAAAAAATGAAATTAGCAAAAGATGTTTACATAAATGACGAAGGGCAAGTAAAAGAATCTGCCAAAGGTCTTCCTACTGGTTGGGCAAAAGGTAAATTACTTGGTCGTAAAGGTCAAGAGATTACTGATGCACAAGCTAAAGAGTGGGGAATCGGTAAAAAGGCTAAGGCACCAGCAGAAAATAAATCTAAGTAGGTTATAAATGGCTACTGCAGGTTACATTTCGGCTGCCGACCTAAAGAGCTATATTGGTTTAACAGGCAGTGGGCAAGATACAAATATTTCTAATGCTATAACGGCTGCGTCTAGGCAAATAGATAGGATATGCAATAGGAGGTTTTGGCAAGATTCTTCTGTACAAGTTAAAACCTTTACACCTATCAGCAATATATTTTTAGAAGTTCCAGATATATCAACAACAACAGGTTTAATAGTTAAATTAGATACCACAGATGACGGAAGCTATGATAAAACACTTACAATAAACACAGATTTTATTGTTATGCCAACCAACCCTATATTGTTAGGCACAGGGTCAGGTGAACATAAACCTTATACAGAAATAAGAATTTTAAATACTAGGTCAAGTGAAAGATTCGATCCAAGCATAATTAATAATGTTCAGATAACTGCAAAATATGGATTTGCAATAGTACCAGAGGCAATTGAACAAGCAACAAGAATACAAGCATTAAGGTTATTTAAAAGAAAGGACACACCATACAATGTATTCGGTAATGATGAAACAGGTACAATAGAGTTATTTAATAAATTTGATCCAGACGCTATGGCTTTATTGAAAGATTACCGAAGACAAGATTTAGTTGGTCAAGTTCTTTAATGGCCGATACCAGATTTGAAATAAAAGGGGTAGAAAAATTAAAAGATAGACTTGATTTAGCTAATATGTCTGCAAAACCTATTCGTAAATTAATGAGAGAGCAAGGGCAGATAATCAGAAAACAGGCACAAAAAGAGGCACCTAAATTTAGTGGTAGTTTGGCTAGGTCTATTCATGTACAAAGAATAAAAGCCAAAGGTAGACTGCCTCAATCAGTAAAAATTTATTCTTCAAGAAGTTATGCAAAATATGTTCATGGTGATGAGAAGATAAGTGGTAAATTAAAACTTACAAAACCATATACAAGATCAAAGCCTCATTATCCGCCTATAAAGAAATTGAAAAAATGGGCAGAGGCAAAAGGTTTAAATCCATACGCAGTACAAAGATCGATAGGTAAAAAAGGTACACCTCTTGTGCCGTTCTTTCTTATTGCAGAAAAAAAGACTAGGATTAAAAGAAATGTAGTTACAAGAAATACTGCAAAAGAAATAGAAAGAGAATTTAAAAAAGGTAGGATAAGTGGCTAGTTTAACATCAATAAGAAATGGTATAGGAAATAATCTAGGTAATATATCTTCATTAACAGTATCGAATTTTGTACCAGATTTTGTAGAGCCACCAATAGCAGTTGTTGGTGTTGTTGAAACAATTGAGTATGATACTACAATACAAAGAGGTGCAGATAAATACGAAATACCAGTATTTGTTTATGTATCACGAGTAGACGCACAAGATAGTCAAGAAACATTGGACGGATATTTAGCAAGTACAGGGTCTAGTTCTGTAAAGGCACAAATAGAATCTGATGTAACTTTGGGTGGTGCGGCCAATTCTTGTAGAGTAATTGAAGCAAAAGAGGTTGGCGTGTATACTGTCAATAGCATAGATTATTTAGGTGCTGAATTTTTAGTAGAGGTAATTGCATAATGTTTGAAGTAAAAATTGGATTCGATCATAAAGACAAGAGGTATGAAGTTGGCGACCTCATACAAAAGGACGGCTTTTCTAATAAGACTTGGAAAGAATTAAAAGACATGGGTGTTATTGAAAAAGCAGATCTTAATAAAAATTTAAAAAGGGCTAGAAATGAAAAAGGACATTTTATAGCAGATGATCCAAACACACCAGAAAACGAAGCTTGGTTTGAAGAAAAGGAAGAAGAATAATGGGATATGGAAGAAGTTACGGCTCTGGTAGTGGTACTAGAAGACGCAGAAGAAGAAGAAATACAAGAGGTAAAAAATAATGGACTGTTGTGGTCAAGGTTGTTGCGGAGGTAGATAATGGCATTTGTACATGGTAAAGATTCGGTTATTTTATTAAATCAACACAATTTAAGTCAATATTTTAACAATGTAGATTTTAACAGAACTGCTGATATTGCAGAAACAACTGCATTTGGTAATGATAATAAAAATTATATTTCAGGCGACAAAGACGGTACTGTTAGTTTAACCGGTATGTTTGACGCAACTGCGGACGCAATACTACAACCACTTTTAGGGTCTTCAACAGACACAAGTGTTTGTATTGGTGCAGACGGTATCACAGACGGAAAAAGTATATTTTTTGGAATTGGACCAATAACAGGGTATGGACAATCTAGCCCTGTTGGTGATGTAGTTGCAACAAGTTTCGATCTACAAGCAAACGCAGGTTTATTTAATGGATTGGTATTAGATAATGCAACAATTACAACAACAGGTAATTCAACTGCTACTGATAATTCTTCAAGCACAGCAAATGGTGGTGCAGGTATTGCAGTTGTAACATCTGTATCTGGTACATCAACACCAACTGCAACAATAAAGATACAACATAGTTCTGATGACACAACCTATGTTGATTTAGTGACTTTTACAAATTTCACTGCCGTAGGATCACAAGTAAGTGAGGTTGCGAGTGGAACAACTATAAATAGGTATCTAAGAGTCAATTATACAATTAGTGGAACTAACCCTAGTTTTGCATGTATTGTTGGCTTTGGAAGAGTAGGATAGGAGACAAAATATGGCATTTGTACATGGTAAAGATAGTGTATTCAAACTTGATAATTCAGGTGGATCACTTACAGATATAAGCACTTATGTTAATACTGTGGACTTTCCAGAAACAGCAGATGTTGCTGAAACTACAACTCTAGGTGCAGATAATAAAACCTATATTGCAGGTTTGAAAGACGCAACCATTTCTCTTGGTGGAGTATGGGACGCAACTGCAGACGCAATATTTGGTGCAGTAGTCGGTCAAGCCGCTACCTTATCATTTGAATATTCACCAGAAGGCACTGCCTCTGGAAAAATCAAATATACAGGCGAGTGCATAATGACAAACTATGCTATATCTTCACCTGTAGGAGATGTTGTTGCATTCAGCTCTGATTTGCAAGTATCTGGTGCAGTTACACGCGGAACACACTAGTATTAAATTATGAGTGATAAAAAACGACTTACGCTAGAAGATTTAGCTAGTTTACCAACAGTACCCACTGAAGAGGTCTATATAGACGAGTGGGATAAAACAATATTGGTACAAGGTATTTCAAAAGCAACACAAATAAAACTAGGTCGGCTTGTCAATGCAGAAGACACAGATGCATTCGATTATCAAAGAGAATTGCTAAAGGTTAGTGTTGTCGAGCCAAAATTAGATGATGACGCAATAAATATGCTCTATGAAAAAGACTCAACAATAGTAGATAAGATATTTCTTGCATTAAACAATCTAAATGGTATTGGAGGTACAGGCGACTTAGCCGACCAGTTTTGAAAACGATTCTGAATTAGCCTTCGATTTCAAGCTAGCCCGTGATCTAGGTTTAACTGTTGGTGAGCTTAGACAGAAGATGTCTGTGCTAGAATATCAGCAGTGGATAGGTTTTTACCTATACGAGAAAAAACGCAGAGATTACCAAATAGCAATGCAAGAGGCAGAGATGAATAAACAAAGGTCAAAAAGATAATGGCAGTAGCAGATATATTTATTCGTATTGTTACTAAAGGTGCCGAATTAGCCAACAAGCAGATGTCTAATCTTGGTGGTACAACCAAGAAATTAGCAGGTATTGTAAAAGGTGCAGGAATTGCATTTGCAGGTGGTCTTGCAGTAGGTATTACAAAAGCCACTAGAGAATTTATCGAATTTGAAGACGCATTAAACCAATCTCTTGCAATCATGAACACAACTGTTGCACAACAAGAGAAAATGACACAAGCCGCTAGAGATGTTGCAACCTCTACAAGAATATCAGCAACAGAATCAGCAGAATCTTTCTTTTTCTTAGCATCAGCAGGTTTAGACGCAGAACAATCTATTGCAGCTTTACCTCAAGTTGCTAAGTTTGCACAGGCAGGTATGTTTGATATGTCATTGGCTACTGATTTAGCCACAGACGCACAATCTGCATTAGGTTTAACTGTAAATGACGCAAGCCAAAACCTAGAGAATTTAACAAGAGTTACAGATGTTCTTGTTAAGGCAAATACATTAGCAAACGCAAGTGTTCAACAGTTCTCAGAAGCATTGACTACTAAGGCAGGTGCGGCATTAAAGGTTGTTAATAAAGACATAGAAGAGGGTGTTGCGGTATTGGCTGCATTTGCAGATCGAGGTGTAAAAGGTGCTGAGGCAGGCGATAAATTAAACCAAGTTCTTAGAGATATACCAAGAGCAACTGCAAAGAATAGTGAAGAATTTGCAAAACTAGGGTTGTCTATGTTTGACACAGAAGGCAATATGAAAAATGTTGCAGATATTATTGAAGAATTAGATAGAGTACTTGGCCCTATGTCTGATGAGATGAAAGCGGCTACCTTAGATCAATTAGGTTTAAATCG